TTTATATTATATATATATCGTGTTTCTTTATTTATCTTTATTCTTTACTCTTTCTTTTGGTTCTTTTCTTTCTGCTTTCTTTTTCTCTTTTTTCTTTGCGTATACGGTATGGATACGGTATGTATACGGTATGGATACGGTATGTATACGGTATGGATACACTATGTATACACTATGGATACAGAATGTATACATTTGTCAAAAGTCAGTATTTACGCGGCTTGTAGCTGTTTTGGCAACCTTGTTTTTTCGCCGTCTTGTTAACCACTTGGCAACCAAAGAAAAACCCCAGCTTTTCAGCCGGGGCTAATTTTATATATTTTTTGCTGCTTTGTACCAGTTAAGATACTGCATCGTATGTATAATTTTTTGGGATGCAATATATCCGACGTCGGAACCTTTAGCAAATATTTTTGATTTGTCTGTTACACTCATAATTTTAGCCGGGTATGCTTCCGGTATGTAATCCTCTTGCATAGTTACAGAGCATAAACCATTTTTAGGCAAAGTGTTTACATAATATTCCGTCCACTCTTTCGGATCATATTCCGTTTTATAGACTGCAAAACCAATATAATCACCGTCACCTATCTGTATGTCATTTTCGATCAAATCCTTGTCAATATCATTTTCAGACAAATATTTATATACGGCAAATGGGTATAAGTGATTGCTATTTTTCGCGTATTGTCTTAGCTGATCCATATATTTACCGTGCTTTTCTTTATCTTTGCTGCCTATATACGTGTATTTGTCGTTTAAGATATGCGGGCATATGTTGCTTGTCCGTGTTTCGGATTTAACAGTACAAGGCGATTCTGCCCATTCCTTTTTTTCAAATTTTTGTATAAGCAATAATTTTCCCAGCGGATCAAGTAACACGCCAACAGATAAAGGCAGCGCAACATGCGCCACCCTTACTATATCATTACAATTTTCGTATGTTTCAAGCAATTTACCCCATATCATCATCATTCCCCCCATCCTTGCAGTGTACATAAATTTCCGCAACCATCTTCCCAGTGTCCGCTTATTGGGTCTTCTCCAGCGTTTAACAATTCTATGCAGCTCTCCATATCGCCGATATTGTCCGGGTAAATCGTTCCGAGCTTTTCTTCTCCGTTGTAAACGTCAAAGCAATGTAAATTATTGTCAAAATCCTTTTCATACACTTCAATTCCGTTACCAAAAACCCAGCTTCTCATTTCGGTATCATTTCCGAAAAAATCTTTTACATATCCTTTTGTCATATTAACCACCCTACAGCCTTGGCTGCCCTTTCTTTATTTGTTAAACCTATGATACTACGTTTTTATCACTTTTGCAAGTGATTTTTTAAAAAGTTATAATTTTTCTTTCTGCTCTTTCTCTGTGTCTGTCTCTTCATATACAAGTAGATCTTTCGGCTGCATGTCTAAGATCATGCACAAGCTATTGATCGCCTTTAGTGATATGTTTGTATCTTCCTTCTTGATCTTCTTTAGCGTGTCTTGACTTAGTATACCGCTTGTTTTTGCCTTATATGAAGTAAATCCGGCACGATCTAGCGCATCGCCTACATTAAATTTATATTTTAGCATCTTATAACCTCCTTACGCAATTATTTGCTTGTTTTCTATATTATAATATGGTGGCGAAAAAGTCAAGAAAAAATATAACTAAAAAAAGTTATAAAAACGCTTGACTATCACTTTTGAAAGTGATATAGTAAAACCAAGTTAAGAAACCAAGCACCAAACGAAAGGAAGGAATCAAATATGAAAAATTACAAAATCACAGACAAGGCAACAAAGGCAATTATAGGAGTTGTAGCAATGACACCAGCGCAGGCGCGCAGAGCTGAAAAGGATTTCATAGTAAAAGAAGCATAGCCGAAACGCTCCGACCTTGGAGCGTCAGCCGTGGGATGGTCTCCCGGCTCTGATGATGGCAGACTAAAAAAGGCGGCACGCCTACCAAGCACACGCCGCCACCAATCAAAAAAGAAAGGTAGCTATATTATAGCACAGGTAAAAAGAAATGAGAAGAACAAACAGCAAGGAAGTTAAAGTAGCGGTTAGAAATTATTTGGCAGAGGTTGCACAGAGTGAAGAGCTTATCACAATTAAGGACATTAAGGAAAAGTTTGTAAGTGAATACGGCTGGGCGATTGCAAGACTTGGAGAGCGTAACGCCTGCATAGAATGGCTGAGAGGTTTGGGCGTTGGCGTTGATTATAGTTATTATGATATTATCCAGCTTATGGCTGAATGGTTAGACGAAAGCACAGAAGAAGCCGAAAAGTGGCTTGACAAGCGCGGCGATAGCCTTTACTGGGATTTATTAGCAAGGGAGATTTTAGCAAGCAAATAATTAGCAAGGTCGGTGCTTCCGGGGTTCAATTCCCCGGCTTGCTTTTACCCGGAAGGGAATAAATAAAAGAGAGGTAAACAACATGAAAAATTTAAGTGAATGTAAAGAATACTACAAAGATTTATACATGGATTGTTTAGAAAAGGATTCGTTTGAAAAAAGCATTTTTGAAAGCACTGAAAAAGCTCGATATGAAGCTTTTTGCGAAACATTAAAATTTATCTATGGCGCAGATTTTGAGAACATTATGCCGAATTGGGCAAATGATGCATCAAAAGAATTTTATTCAAAAAAATAGTCGAAACCGCCGCAGAGGATGCACGCCGGATCACTACCGGCGGCGGTTTTTCCCGGAAGGAAATAATTGAAAATATGGAGGCGTGGAAAATGAAAAGATCTTTTATATTGCACTTGAAAAATGGAAACAAAGTAATTACAGAAGCGGACGCATTCCACGAAGCAGAAAGACAGGAGAAAGCCGGAATTTCTCCGTGCTATGCATGGCGCGACGGCAAAACAGGCGAACCGATCACGCCGCCGGGGTGGCTTGTATGGTCAACGTATGCGGACGGTGTGGGGGTTGTTTATCGCAGATCAGACGGAAAAACAATCATTTTGACCGGATGGCAAGGCGATTTTTGCTGTATTTAATCTAACAACCTTGGAGCATTGCGCCCGGTTCGATTCCGGGCGGTTGTTTTCGCTTTTTGGGGCGTATTATATTAAAATAAAGGGGGGTTTTATTATGAAATGCGATAAATTGCTAAAAGAAGCAAACAAGCAATACAAGGATATTATAGCATCCTTGGATGCTTTGAAGCGTGGAGAAATAAGCGGAAGCAAAGCAAACGCGGACATCATGCGCGCATTTGATCGCGTTGATGAATCAATACAAGAATATGAAAAGCAATAGCCGGATAGCTCCGGCTTCTTTTCGCACCTTGACAATTTGACAATATAGGCATATTATAGCCCTAATTATATCTATAAGTGTATTTATATGCCTTGTATTGCCCGCGTGGATCTGATGGCGTTCTGCGCGTTCACAGGCGCAAATATTCGATCACAATAGATTTTATTTGTGCACCTTGAAATTCTGCAACCGCGCCCGGACAAGATCAGCAAGAAAGACACCCGGAGAAGTGCGCCCGGATTCCATATCCGGAGCATGGCGAAAGATCAGGACACCAAACCGGCGCAGCGGTATATCAGGCATTTGTGCAATATGCCGGAGATCCGCAGCGGATCAGCGAAAGGATCAGCGCGCACCCGGACGGGTCCAGTATCAGTCACAAGCCACAACCAGTATAAATCATTTTCAATTTTCCAACCCAAATTTCACGAAAATTTTGTAAAATTAGTCAAAAACGCCGCTTTGGTTTTTGAGCCTGTAAAATAATACCGGGGGGGGTTCAAATTCTCCCCAATTTGAAATTTTTTCGTGAATTTTTTTTGAAATCAGATCTTTTTTAGCATTTATCTCAAGATTTTCAAAAACCAGTTTTTCAGTTTACATAAAGCCAATTAGTACGCAACTTTTCTCGGAAAAATCTTCATCAGATCATCAGCCATGTACACGATATCTCGACCATACAGAGACAGAAAGTCCGCAACTATCTCTTCTGTGCGCATATCCATGTGACACCCATTCTCGAAGCTGTAAACGTGCGTCAGTTCATGGCATAGTACCTTGTCTGTCATTCGATCTGACAGATTATCCGCAATCGTTACCGTTTTGGTAGTATTGTCGGTAACGCCAAGCGTATATACACCATCTGACCGGCGCAGTTCTTCACTATTCGGACGTACAAATTGCAATATCCAATTTTCCCCAGTTATTGTAAATACCATTCCTGTATACCTCAAATAAGGCTATGAGTATTACACCCATAGCCTGTTGTATAAATTACATCTTGCTTACAAGTGTCGTAAGTTTTGACTTCGCCATGTTCATTTCTTCTTGCGACATACCGGACATCAAATCTGTAATGTCTGCTGAAAGCTCTTTCATGTACTTTTCAAGTTCACGCATCTTTGCTTCCTTGTCCTGTGGTGTATTTGCGCGATGCATTTCCTTCGTTTCCGTGTAATTACGCTTTGCGCGGTCGTAATTACTCTCACTCATACGAGAATTACTTGTTCCACCGTCATTCATGTTTGTTTCCGTGTAATACATTCTGCTGCGCGTATCTCTATCCATATCACGATACATTTCCGGTGTCATATGCCAGTACGGCGGTTCCTCGTAACCTCTGCGGTATGTTCCGCGACCTTTTGGCGCAAATCTTCCATCAGCATATCTGTAATGATCGTAAAATCTGCGCTCTGGATAATCTTCGTACTGTTCAAGCATATGCATAATATCCTCATTATCTTCTGACTTCTTCATTGCTTCCACAATTTTGTAGTCTTTGTCATAGCAGACAATGTTCTTTGCAATCTCCGTCCAATCCTTTAAGTCATCAAGGTTTTGACCGCTGAAATTGTCAATGCCTATAGATTCAGCATTTGTTTTTACACATTCCATAATTTTCTTTGCAAACTCATGCATACAGATCACCTCCTACGCTTCACGAACAACAATTAAATTACTGTTCTGAACTTCAATAGCCTGTGTAGATGTATTCTGCACCGCTACTGTACTGCAACAACCACAAGGCACATCAACGTATGCCTGTGCTGATACGTTCTGCATATTCTCGACTGCTGCCGGTGTTACGATCATTCGTGTTGATTGCAAAGGCTCTCCATCTACCGCAAGTGCAAGCGAAATAGCTTCAACCGTACCGCCTGTTGGTATCTGAATATTTCCACTAAACGATACAAGAAATCTTGCTCTGCACTGGTTTGTAATACCTCTTAACTTGACAATTCCACTTCCCTGTCTATGAACAATACACTTGCTACCGCATACTGGTGTTTCTGTAAAAGCAACATCTTCTCCTGCGGCAACTGTTTGTAATGCAATTCCTGTAAATTCTGCCATATTTATTTACCTCTCTTTCAAAAAAATAAGGGCAAACATATTTCAGTCTGCCCTTTTGATTACAAGTAATACTGCTTTTGCAGACATAATCGAGTTAAACTCAATTAAGATACTCAATTATTCTGTTGTAATTAGCATCCGCAACCTGTATTGCAGCAGCAACCTGTGTTATAGCCATTTGCCAGCACCTGCGGAGACCAGTTACCAAGTCCATAAGGTGAAGCGGCTGGATAAGCCGGAACCGGTGTAGGTCTTACAGCGTCAAGAATTTGGCTTGTCTGCGCTGTCATTGCAGTAGTCAGAAGTGCATTCTGTCTATCCTGTGATGCAGCTTGTCTGAGATCGCTGTTCTCAGCCTGTAATGTTGCGATCTTATCCTGACACAGATAGTCGAGAATCGCTCTTGTGCCTGCCTGCTGGCTGTCGATGATGTCTCTTGTGTTGTTATTCATTGTGTTCTGCAATGCGCAAGTGTTAGTTGCCATGTTGTAGTTTACGTTCTGAATAGCTTCACGAGTTTCACAGCAGCAGTTTGCAAGCTGCGCCTGCAATGCATTTGTGTTCTGCATATTCGCGATTGTGTCAGCGTTGATTGCCTGCTGGATGCCATAGCCTGTCTGCATGATATTGGTGTTGATTCCGTTAAATCCTGTAAGCATACTGTTGTTTACAGCATAGAATCCGTCACACAGACCGTTTGTAATTCCGTCAAGTTTGCTGATAACAGCCTGATTGTCGAATCCACGCTGAATGTCTGACTGCGTAGCAGCTGTTGCAACATAGCCGCCGCCATTATTGCCACCCCAGCTACCAAATCCACCATTACCCCATCCAAAGAGTAAGGCAAATACAACGATAATCCAGAGCCAGCCACCATCACCACCCCAACCGTTGTTTCCATTTCCGTCGATATTCGCTACAAGCGGAACCGACGCGCAATTTCCTGTGTTGAACATATTAGATACCTCCAAAAATATTTTATTCATAAAGAGGTCACCTAGGTATTGTGCACAAACCTCTAATATGCTGTTACATACCCATTCTGCTTTTTATTTGATTTATCATTTCATCCGGGTTTATTCCTTTTTCTCGGCATAAGTTACGTGCCATCTGTTCTATTCCTTTTGTGTCTCCATTTTGAGCCATTCCGATAGCATTTTTAGCCATCGGGTTTTGCATAACTTGGCTATTTCCTATCATGCTCTGCAAAAACTGTTGCGGACTTTTAAACGCTTGAAAAAAATTCATAAAACCACCATCCTATTACTTTTTATGACTAATCTATGGCTAAACTTGGACTAATCTTGACTAACTTTTGTTCTTGCATTAGTCTTAGTCAAAGATTTCTCGTCAATTTTCTTTTCCAGTTCTTCTATTTTGGAAAACAGTGTATCAAAGTGCTTGTTGAATACCTCTGTGGCTTCGTCTGATAGCCCTATTTTCAATTTTTCTGTTTCTTGTGTGGGATTGGAAGGGTACGAATCCGAAACAGGCTTAAAAAGCCTTGTAACGATTTTACCGTTTGCGTCCCAACTCTTTGCGTATATCTCTGACAGATCTTGTGTGGGAAAGAACGCAACCGATCCATCCATCGGGACATCGTTTGCGGTAATCATATCTGCGGACTGCACCACTCTTCCGTTTATTCTTTGCGCTGCCTGCTGCATATATGAAGGTTGCTGGTACTGCTGTACTGCCGGCTGACTATAAATCTGCTGCGGCGGCTGCATATAGTTCTGATAGTAATTTGGATTTGGGTAAGGCTGCATTACGATCCTCTCTTTCTGCTTTTTCAGCTTCGACCAATATGTTTGTTTCATCCTGTGTCAAAAATACATCTTTATTCGGTGTTCCCATCTGACTGAAATTCATCAGCATTTTTCTTTTCCTCTTTTTCCAGTATTGTCTCAATGCCGTGCACAATGTTTGACTGCGTTTGCAGATCAAGCATCTGCATATCCGGCATTGCAAATATCTTTTCTAAAATTGCGTCCGAAAACATAACTATCAACTCCTTATGACTATATTTTGGCGCATAAAAAAAGAATGTGGTTATCACATTCTTATCAATTTATTCTCATTTTGCATAAGGCTTTTTCCGTGTACCAGTTATGTACCAATTATGTACCAATTTTTATAAAAATACGTGAAAATATATAAAAATATACAATTTCACAAAAACTCAATAAACTCAATAAAATAGGTATTTGTAGCAATATATTAAACCACGTAAATTTATATAAAAAACTTCAATTAACTACGATGCCTAATTTCATTTCGACTTCCTCCTTACTGAAAATGCCTATTTTATCGCATTTCTTTGTCTTTGTTTTATTTTTATGTACCAATTATGTACCAATTTTACACAACTTTTAGTGCTTTTGCTACTTTTTCAATTTCTATTTTTTTCTGATCGTCTGTTGTGTGCACATACAGATTCATGGTTATTCCGATATTTGAATGTCCTAAAATCGTTTGAAGAGTTTTCGGCATCATTCCGGCTTCTATGCATCTCGTAGCAAAAGTATGACGCAATACGTGCATTGAGAATCTATGAATTTTTGCTTTATCGCAGATTTTAAATAACGCCGTGTCATATGTGCTGTTCTTAACAGGTGCTCCGGTTTTGCACAAAAATATTCTGTCTTTCCATTGCATTTCGACAAATTTCAGATGCGCATTTTTCTCTTTTTGCTTATTCAAGATATAAATCGCTTCGTCTGTCAGCGGTATAGTCCTGTACCCGGACTTACTCTTCGGCTGACCCTCTCTCCATTCGCCTGTTGAATGCCTGTATTCCAAACTTCTGCTAACCGTAAGCGTTCTGCTTTTAAAGTCTATATCTTCCCACTTTAAACCAGTAAGCTCCCCAGTTCTCAAGCCGGTTTGTAATATAAATCTATATTGATACTCATAAGACATGCCGGAAGCATATTTTAAAAATTTTTTCTGCGCTTCTATTGTTAGCGCTTCTTTCTTAACGGATTCTTTTCCTATATCAGATATAACAGCTCTTGTGCACGGATTTTTTCTTATTACATCGTTGTCAAACGCATATTGCAGCATATTGTACAATGCGATTCTTGTCTGATATATTGTCGATTTCCTGTATCCTTCATCATCCATTTTGTTAAATATTTGCTGACAATGAATACTGTTTACATCTCTTAATAATTTATTCCCTATTATCGGCTTTATGTTTCTAATATAACGCTCTCTGTAATTTCTGACGGTATTCGGTCTTACCGTTTTCTCTTTTATTGCAATCCAGTATTGGAACCACGATTCAACAATCAAGTCAGATGGAAAGTCTATATTTGAATGCTGATCCTCATACTTGTTTTCTGAAAGCCATTTTTGGGCTTCTCTCATTTTCAAGAACAGTTTTTGTATGCGCTTTCCGTATCTGTCAGTATATCTAGCGACATAGTACCCATCTTTCCTCTGGGACAAACCTTGCCCTATTTCCTTACCTCTTAGGTCTTTTCCCATCTTTTACGCTCCTTTCCCTATACGGAAAAAGCCTTATGCAAATACATATAATATCACATAAGGCTTTATAAGTCTACAACTCCACATTATCAGCAATAAATTTTTCAAACTCTTTTCGCTTTATTAACCGCTTTTTGCCTATGTAGATAACAAAATTACATCTTGGATCACTTGAAAGTTCTCTGATTTTGTTTATACCGATGCTGCTATATTCTGCAGCTTCTTCTACTGTCATTGTGATTTTTTCCCATACAGGTACATTCTGCTTCATTTTATCAATCCTTTCTATTTTCATTTTGACCTTAAATACGATTCTTGAAATGGTAGCTTTCGATAACTTTAATTTAAAAACCATTTCGTCAAGTGTTGTGCCCTTACACAAATACTGGAACACTTGATATTCTTCTTCCGTAAAATTAGCATTTCCGACGATCGAATCAATCTCTGGCTTAGTCAGTTCCGATAACCTCATAAGCCGTTCTCCTTTTACTCTCTTTATGTCTTAATCACATCTGTGCAATCCAAATATGGATTTTCCTTTTCATCTGCACGTTTACCTTTCTTTTTGAAAAACAATTTGTTCGTCCTTTGTAAATAACTTCTGTCTGCCTTTTTCGCATTCTCACAATTTGACTTCCAATGCTTTTCACATACCTTGTAGCCTTTCTTCACTGGTTCTCCGCAAAAGAAACATTTACCCTCGGCAACTCTCGCCCAGCCGTATTCTCTTGGATATATGTTTTTTCTTTCTTTTTCCCTGCATTTTATGCAGGTGCAATATCCTGTTCCTTTTACACTTACCTTTCCGCAACGAGTACAGATTCCATCCGCTTTCCTCTGTTTATGCAACTTCTTATGGTAATCTTTCATGTAATCGTTGTATTTTTCTCTGTTCAGTTTTCTCTCTTTTTCAATCCTGTTCGTATTTTCAGCAGTGCATTCCGGGCAGACCTTTTCAGATCCAAACAATTTGTTTTTTTGGCATCTAGGGCAATATCCCATTTTCGCATACCATTTCCTTGTTTCTAACTGCTTTTCAGTTTTTCTTTTCTGGCATTCTGTGCAGTATACCCTATTAGCGCGATCATTTGGTTTCCCACAATTTGGGCATATGCCCTCTGCTTTCAGTCTTTCGTATCTTTCTTTGTCGTACATATGATTGCATGAGTAAAGCTAGCTTTATTTGTCCGGACAAACCTCTTTACCTCCTACAATTTCAGTTTTTCTTTCAAACGATCCGGCATAGGAATGCATTTTCGTTCTTCTGCCGGCTCTTCTTTTGCTTCCAACGCAGTCTTTTGTGATGTTTCAATTTCCTTGCCGATGCAGGTCCTACTGCTGGAAATCACAGCTTTTATGTCTTTTGGCAATTTCTGCATTTCCTTTTGCCTGTTTACAACAGTCCGATAACTCTTGATAAAATTTGACTGGATCACGCTCTCAATACTCTTTATGTCAGACTGCGCCCAGTTATGAATGTTTTCCGGGCTTCCGACCGCTTCTTTCACAAGATCGGGCAATTTCTCAAATTCTTCTCTTGACTTGTAGTTTCCGTTCCGCAGAGCCTTACTGACAAGCGACCATGCTTCCATTTCGTTCATTTCCGCAGGATTGGTTATCATTTGTATCTTATCAATGATCTGCCCGATGTTTGGCGCGAATCCGCTTGTATCCGTCGCGATATAGGCTTTAAGTGCCATCTGTACTTGCTGATACGGATAATCTGCAAGCATCAGAAACCAAGTATTGACAGCTACCGTTTTATCCTGTGGCTTGTAATTCGGGAATGCTGCTTGCGTCATCATAAGAAGCTCTATTGTTTCCTCTCTTGTCACTAGGCATCCCTCCATTCGTCATATACGCTGCTTTCTGCTTTGGATTGTTCTTTTCTTTTCCGTTCCCAAGTCCTAACAGCCGCTTTCCAGTCTTTCATTCTGTTCTTTCCGATCATCCAACCCTTACTTGAATAGAAATCAATAAATGCCATCGGATCAATATTATTCTTCCGTTCTTCGCAATACTGTTTCACTTCATCTAGTGTTGGCGGATAAAAGCGTTTAGCTTTTTCCTCTATCGCATTCTCTTCTTTACTATCCTTATCTTTACTATCCTTATCTATACTTACCTTACCTATGTATCCATTCTGTATACATTCTGTATCCATTTTGGATACATCCAACGTATAAGCCTTGTTTGACTTGATTCCAAGCATAGATTTCTCTTCTGCATAATCTGTAGGTCTATACCTGTCTGCCTGAATGTAATTGTGCATTTTCCAGTGCTTTATTACGATTATTCCGCTATCGAATAGTATGATAAATGATTTTGCAATCAGCAATTTAAAATCATCATCAGAAGCACCACACATTTTTTGTATTTTCTTTGGGTTATTCACAAATCCATCATCATCTGCATTCATAGAAAAATGAAAATATAACATTTGTGTGCTGCTAGGCATATCTAAAAAAGCGTCACTTTCAGTTATCCTTTTTGTAAACATACGTCTTTCTGCCACTTTTCTCACTCCTTATCAATCAATCTCTGTTTTTAATGTTCAAATTCCTAAACATAGCACACATAACATCTACAACGATGCTATTGCCAAATTGCTTATACAACTGCGTGTTACTGTTGACTGCTGCCATTTTGTCAATATCTTCATCAGATACACCCATAAGCCGTCCACACTCTCTCGGTGTCAGCTTTCTGATGCGATATTGAGGTTTTTCAAGCAATAAATTATCTTTTTGCACTGTTGTCAGCGTATTGGATACATTGTCTTGCCTAGGCTCTAATTCCGTCATATTGTGTCTGCTCTCCTGTATCTGACCGCTTTCATACGCTTTTCTTATCTGTTTGCCATATTCCGTGCGTTTGGGTGTTAATACCTGGCTTTCCATAACAATGTTATCTTTCTGCACACTTGTCAAACAATTACTTGCGCCTTGTGTATTCGCTTCTAACCGTTGCTCTGTCGGACTTCCAACAGTTCTATCTGACGGATTATCTGGATTTCTTCCACGCATAGCAACTATCTGACTTTCACATACTTTAATTTGCTGCGTACCGCCACCCTCGACTGTTGTAATGTTGGGGCAAAGTGCATTTTCATCATATACTGTGTTTGATTGGTGCTTGCCTGTGCCATTATCCATAAATCCTAACTGCTTTGCTTCAAGAATTTTCGGCTCTTGATTTCCACCTTGCATTGTACTCAATGTTGGACTACACCCCCCCC